CCGGTGCGTCGGCGATCAAGTGCCACCTCATCCCGCGCCTAGGCGATACGCCGCTGGCCTGCATCGACAAGGCCACGCTCGACACCCTGTTGATGTGGCCGATGCAGGAAACTGTCTCCATCGACTATGTGCGCCTAGTGTTTCAGCTGCTGGCGCTGGCGTTCCGCCAAGCCTTCAAGCTGCGGCTTATCTCGGCGAACCCGATGAAGGACATCAAGTTCAGCGACTTCTCCAAGGCCAAGGTGGGCATCAAGCCGTCCCGGCTGCGTGGTGTGCAACTGCCGGCGCTGCTGAAGCAATTGAATGACGTCTTCGGTACCGAACCGCGTGACGCCATGTTGGCGCTGCTAATGCTTTGCCACGGCACGCGCATCGGTGAGAGCCGACTGGCTCAGTGGTCGCACATCAGCTTGGCCGAACGCGAGTGGTTCATTCCCGGCAAGCACACCAAGACCGGCATCGAGCATCACTTGCCGCTGACCGAGCAGATGTGCGCGCTTCTGATCCGTTACCGCGACTGGCAGCACGCCAACGGCTACGACGGGCAGTTCGTGTTCCCGGCGCGTAGTGGCAAGCCTCTCAGCGAAGGCCAGGCCAGTGCCGTGTTCGCTCGACTGGGCAGGGGCGAGTGGACCAGTCATGACCTGCGCAAGGTGGCCCGCACCGGGTGGGCAGACATCGGTATCGACCACCTCATTGGTGAGCTGCTGATCAACCACGCTATGGGCCACAACGTGAAGGTATACATCCAGTCCGACGTCATGGCCCGCAAGCGTGATGCGTTGGAACGGTGGCACACGCATCTAGACGGTAAGGGGTTTGCCCTGATTCACGGATTGACCGGCATTAGATCGGGAGATTCTGACAATCAGCTACAGGCCATGGCTGATGTGGCTTTGAACCCTATCACCGAATCAACCATAGGCGAGGTTTCAAAATGACGAAAGCAACTGTTTATTACGTCGGCCGAGGCCTCGATGTGGCAGAAGCTCAAGCCGTTCCAGTGCCGTCGGTGGGTGACCATGTCTCGCTTGATGGAGCGCAGTACTCGGTAAGGCAGGTCTTCACTTGGCTGCAGGACCCCGCGCATCCAGAAGTTATTCGTGCGCCCCGTCACTCGGTGTTTCTCGATCGGGCGGCCATCAAATGAAGAAGAGCCACGGCCCAGCATTTCGGAAAGAACTGATGCGACTGATGGAGTGCGGCATCTGTCGCGGCACCACAGTCACCAGTGGCATGTTCCACCAGCTCAACTGCGAAGCCTGTAATGCATCCGGCTGGGTCTGCGCCGAGACGGGCGCCGCCTTGCCCCTTGGTGTGATGGTCCAGCAACTCAGTATGCGGCTGCGCAACACCACCGCCGAGCTGGCCAGGGCGAAGAATCGCAGCACAGAAGAACTGAACAACCGCCGCGGCGCCGGCGCATCGCACTACACAGGGGATTAATGTCATGACCAAACACGAACGCACTGTTGAAGACCTTCTTGAGCATTGGGGTCGCTGGGTAGTTCTGGGCTCCGGCGTGTCCTGCTGCGCATCCCGCGAAAACGACATAGCCACTCCGATGATCACCGATGACCAGGCGCTGCTGATGGATCGACTTATCGGGCGGCTGCGAAATCGCTACAGCGAGTGCGGCAATGTGATCATCAAGTACTACACATCGCGAGACACTTCACTGATGGTTGTAGGGAAGAAGCTTGGCTTCGGTGAAGAGAAGACCCGACAGCTCTGGAAAGCCGGTATTGCTTGGCTTGACGGGGCTTTAGAAATTCGCCGCGAGGCGGCTTGACAACCCCGGTCCCGATCTATACATTTCGCACTACTTTGCGGTTTTTCCGCGAGCAAAGCCCATCCCCGCGATGGGCTTTTTGCTTTCTTCAGCCCCACTTCGAGCCTCGGCATTTGCCGGGGCTTTTTCGTTTTCGGCTCAGCCACACCCATCGCTCCGAGCTGGGAGTGCCGCTGTAGCCGATTTGGCTCTGCTTCCTCCTTTGGCTGCTCACACCAGCCTTTTTTAATTCCACTCCCTAAACGGGAGGCAGTCGGACGCCGTCATGCTAGATAAAGATCCTGACTTCTGGGCTCAGGCCTGGGTATGGCTTCGACTGAAATTAGCTGACCCGCTGTGGCAAGGAGCGGTTATGGCCGCAACCGTTTCCCTATTGCGAGTGCTCTACGAAGGCAAAGAAGCGAGCAAATGGCGCGTGATTCTAGAGGCTTTGATCTGCGGTGCGCTTAGCCTCTCGGCCAGCAGTGTCATTGAGTGGATGGCTTGGCCGTCCAGTCTGTCAGTCGGCGCTGGCGGTGCGATTGGGTTCATCGGCGTGACTGCGATCCGCGAGCTGATCATCAAGTTTCTCGGACGTAAGGCGGACTCAGCATCATGAAAGCATTTGCTGCCGCATTCATCATTGCCTTGGTGGGTACTCTGCTCGTTGGCTTGCAGCAGTACCGGGTCGTCGCCTTGCGCGGTGAGATGGCGATTGAAACCAAGGATAAGAAAGACGCGATCGACGCCAACCTTCAAAGCCAAGCCACTATCACTACGCTGCGCGATGAAGCGAAGCGCAACGCCGACTATGCCGCCGACCTCAACAAGCGAATCAAGGCCAGCGAGGACAAAGCCAAGAAGGCGAGGAAAGAATTCGATGACCTCAAGCGCAACAGCAAACCTGTTCGTGATTGGGCTGCTCAGCCTCTTCCTGACGGCCTGCGCGGCAAAGCCGTCAGTGGTAACAAAGACAACGGCAATAAGGCTGGAAGCCCCTGAGCTGATCCCATGCGAGCGGGTCAATGCGGACGATACCGATCTGCGTGACAACGGCGACGTGTGGGAGCTGAAAGACCAGGCCATCAAGCTGCTCGACACATGCGCTGACCAGGTCGACGCCCAGATTGTCCGCAGCCAAAGCAAATGAAGAAGTCCTGGTACGTGACTGTGCCGGGCTACAAACCATTCCCAATGATCATGCAGCAAGATCACGACCACTCCGGTGCATTGGTGGTGGCGCGTTCGATCTGGCCGGTGTGCACCGTCGAGTGACGTCAACATGAAGACCGACGAACAGAGCAATCTGCAATACCTGCTGTCCTCGCGACCGCTGATCGTCAAGCGCAAGGGCATGCACGTCTGTCTGCATGATGCATTCAGCGGTGAAGTACTTGGCGGCCAGAAGAGCGTCAAGCTGATTCAGGAGGCGGGCGAGGCAACACGCCTCGTCGTTGAGTTCGTTTGCGATGGCAACTACGTGCGCATGGCTGGTGAGTGATGGCCTGCTCTGGTTGTGCTGCCCGTCGTGAGTGGATAAAGAAGTGGTCGAGGATTGGGTATGAACGAGCAGCTGATCTCATTGCTGGAAAGGATCGCGGTAGCGCAGGAAGCGCAGGCGCAGGCGACACAGCAGATGTCAGACCGTCTCGGCCTGCTGATCCAGGCGCTGGCCGAGGATGAGCCCGAGGATCCTGATGCGCAGCCTCGCACCTACATGGATGGCTCGCCATGCCTCTGAGGCCTCAGAAGCCATGCAACGCTCAGGGCTGCAACACGCTGACTCGCAATCCGCGCTACTGCGATGAGCACAAGGACGTGGGTAAGCAATTCGAAGTGAAGCAGCGTGAGAAGCACCGAGAGACAAGCAGTCAGCGTGGCTACAGCTACAAGTGGCAACAGGCCCGTAAGTCGTACCTAGCCAAGCACCCGCTGTGCGCTGAGTGCGAGCGTCAAGGGCTGGTGGTCGTGGCAACAGACCTCGACCACATCGTGCCGCATGGCGGTGACAAGGATGCCTTCTGGGTCCGAGCCAACTGGCAAGGCCTGTGCCACCCATGCCACAGCCGGAAGACGGCGGCGGAGGATGGCGGTTGGGGTAACGCGAAGCGATGACGCACCATCATGGTGCGATTTAGTAGCGCTACTAAAAAAACCAGCAGAAAAGTAGTCGCGAAAAAAATCGAGCACGACAGGGTGGGGGTGGGTAAAAAGTTCGTAGCCTTTGGCTTCTAGACCGCGCCCTCAACCTTTTTCTTACGCCCGCGAAATTAAAAACTCAGGAGTTGCGCGATGGGAGGCACCGCCACGGTCGCCGGCCGTGGTCGCAAACCCAAGCCAACGGCCAAGAAAGCATTGGCTGGAAACCCTGGCAAGCGTGCGCTGAACACCGCCGAGCCGCAGTTTTCCAAGATCACCCAGATAGACCCGCCCGAGTGGTTTAGCGCTCGGGCCGCCACCATGTGGAACATGATTGTTCCTGAGTTGCTGCGCGAGAACGTGGTCGCCATCACTGATCTCCACAACGTCGAAGCGTTCTGCAGTGCGTACGACAACTGGCGGATGGCGCAGGAATCAATCAAGGCGCACGGCATTGTCGTGACCGGCGCCTCCGGTGGCCCGATGAAGAATCCCGCGTTGACCGCGGCGAACGAAACGATGCGGCAGATGGTGACATTTGGATCGATGCTCGGGCTCGATCCGGCCAGCCGCACGCGCCTTATCGGCGGCAACAAGGAGAAAGAAACCAACGAATTCGCCAAACTACTGAGCAGCTGATGACCAAATCCGCCCACCCGAACGTCGACAAGGCGACGGCGTGGGGTCGGTCATTGCTCCGCGGAAAGGTTCCGGCATGCCGTTACATCCACCAGGCGGTGCAGCGCCACTTCGATGACCTGGCCGCCAGCCGCAAGCGCGGGTTCCGTTTCAAGTTCGACCCGGCCAAGGCTGAAAAGAAGCTCAAGCTGATGCAGCTCCTGCCGCATACCAAGGGCGAGTGGGCCTTCAAGCGTCAGCTGATCACACTGGAAGCTTGGCAGTTGTTTGGCCTGGCGGTCACGTTCGGCTGGGTCAAGAAGAAAGGTGGCCACAGG